TGTCGACACCGTTCCAAAGGTGTAACCACACTTTCCCCGGTGTCCCCGGGGCTGCAACAATACGCTTTAGCGACTTCCACGAATGAGGCAGCGCGTCAACCCTGTTCTTGTAGTAAACACCCGATATAACGGATTTCCACGTTTCGTCCGTATCGTCATAAGCAAGCCAATCTCCCGATAGGTCCTGCTGAGACAGGGACCAAAACATAGGACGGGAAAGGCGTGAGTTGACCCACGTTCCATCTCCTTCTGCGTCAATCTTGAGGGCGCGAAACATACCTGACAACTGCATTTGAGTATCGCTATTGATATACCCCGCAGACTGTCCCCTGTTTTTCGTCGCTAGATTCTGAACAGGCCCGGAAGTATAGGCCACAGAGTCGAAAGCAAGCGAATAGGTCGTATTGTAGCCACGCGCATAGGATTCGCCCGCTCCAACTGCTGATGCCGTCCAGTTATCCGGTTCACCTGCCGTAACGTCCTCAAAATCCCCGTTTTCGATGAGGATTTCGTCCCTAATGCCGTGTATATACTTCGTTTTTGACTTTCTAAGTGCCGAGGCTCCACTTATTTCGCCGTCAACGGTTAGTTCAATATCATTTGCGCCCGCTGCACCCGACCCTACTACTATTGGGGTCACGGTTGAAACGGAGGCCGAGGTCACGGCTGCTCCCGCCGTATCGTATTCATACGCTGTATAGCTTGCCCCTCGGGTAAGGTGAGGCTGAGTCACGTACCACTTACCTGCAACCTGCATCACTCGCATTCCGAACCGCGAAGCGATTTCCTTCATTACGGTATAGGCCGAATAGCTTGCTCCCGTATCGGCTAATAACCAACTCTGATTTAGTTCAACCGTATTAAGCGGGTCTCCGGAGATATCTGAGGAGTCCCGGAACGGGTACCAGTTCGAGGCAAAATTATTTGAATCGATCCCAAGATCAACACCGATCTTCGCCAATGCTCTTGAAAGGACTACGGATAGTTTTTCACGCCCGGTGTAGTTAGTCCCCGAATTATCGTAGGCCCGACCTTTTGAAAGGTCTATTCCACACAATGCCCTAACGGTAACATTCCGCTCTGTGTCATTAAGGGGTTTTGACTGAATCTCGGATTTTACGAAACCTGCCCAAAACAGGGCCGAATCTCGTTCGATCTCAATTATTACCTCATCCTCATCTGATTCAGAGATATCCGTCCGGAAAGTGCCTGAACTATCATCGTGAACAACAACCTCTGCCTGAGAGGCCATATTCCATTTTAGCAGATCAGCAACCCCTCCAGAGCCGTACTTGAGGACCAAGAACGGATGAGCGAGTTCAACCGCGGTGATGCCCCCGCCGTAACCCTTGAACTTGAAGTCTATTTGGTAAGAGTGAACACCGTCTAATGTGTCAAACGTCTCTCTGTATTTTGTGCCCCACGCCATCAGCTTAGTCCTCCTCTATCATAGCGGTCCGTGATTCGTTGATTCACGATCCATATATCTTCCCCTTTGATAACGCCCTTGAGATCCATCACACCGCCACCGGATCCACCGAGGTTCGATTGCGCGTTCGGGATAACGTGTGAGCCTCGAGGCAGGATAACCTCCTCTGGACCACGTTCACCGACGATGGCGCGACCACCCGAGAAACCACGTACACCGCGCTCAAACTTGGGAACGGCAGCGTTGAATATCATACTCATTCCGGCTCCGGCAGCAGCAGCGATTCCAATATTGAACGGGAATGGTACCGTTTTGATAATCTTCGCAATTTGCGTGGCGATTGATTCGGCTAGGCGGGCCTTGATTGCAGACCGAACCGAGTTCAATACGGATGCCAAAGCCTCTTTTGCGGACTTGGATTCCGAAAGGTTCGACTGGATAATATCTAGCACGGCAGACTGTACGCGCCGGGCCTCCTCCTCTTTCGCTTCTGCGACCCTAATTGATAGGGCCTCCTGTGCTTCTGCGTTGGCAATGCCCGCTTCAAGCAGTATTGCCATATGCTCCTGTTGGAGTGCTAAAAGGGCTGCATTCTGTTCCTGCTTGGTAGCCAAGAACTCAGCATCCATTTCTGCTAGGCGTTCCTTTTCCTGCCCTTCCACTTCGGCGGTATACGCGAGTTCAGCAGCCGAAAACTCCTGAGTTAGTGCGAGTAGGTCCGCTTCTTGCTCTTGTTTTAACTCAAGGAGCTTCGCAGCGCGGGCCTGAGCGACTTTAAAGAACTCATCCGACCCGTTAACCTCGTTTGATAACAAGGTCGCTGTCTGCTCTTTCTCGAGAAGGAGAACGGCATCGTGATATTCTGCAAGTTGGGCCAGTTTCAGGGAATTGTTCTCCTTGAATAACTGGGTAGACTTGGCAATCCTTTCGGCTTCGTTCTTTAGTGCCTCATCATCTATTATCGGTGGGATTTCCTCTTCACTACCTGATCCTGAATTGGCGCCACTTCCGCTATCACCAACACCCGGAAGGGACGTTGCCGATTCCCCAACATCATCAAGCCGGGTAGCGAACGTAGCCAAGCTGTCGTTGGCATCATCTACGAGACCTTTTAAACCCTTTACTGCCCCGGAGAAAATACCGAGCTTTTCAACGGCGGTTAGCAGACTAGAAACACCATTAACAACGATACCAAAGAAGCGAAGCCATTTAGCAGCAACGTCAGCGATTTCCTTCCTGAACTTGTACATAAGTCCTATCAGGATCGTGATTGCTGCCACGACTGCGCCTACTGGGTTCAATGCCATTGCAAGGTTGAGCCCTTTTTGTGCAATAGTCGCTATAAATACGGCGGTACGGTACGCAATAAGCGCAGCCGTAAGGATAGCCGTGATCTGTGCTGCCTCCTTGATCTCTCCGTTGTACTTAACGAGAAAGTCAATCGTGCTAATTATAAGATCAAGGGCTGTCGATAGCGATTCAGCAACAGCCTTCCCCATCTCCTTTACGAACTTGGAAACATCGTCACGTTGAGAGAACTTGTTTAATTCCGTGATGGTGTCCTTTACTCCGGGGATCAACTCTCCGGCGAACATATCTTTCAGGTCCTCTACTCGGGCCGTGAACTGCCTTGTCTGCGCTGCGACCTCAAACTGAGTGGCCTCAAGGTCCCCCATAGCAGGACCCGCTTTTTTCGTAATCAACGTCAGGGTAGCTAGGACCTTTTCTTGCTTGGTCAACTCTTGAGTTAACTTCTTCCCGGTCTGAGAATACGCTTCAACCTTGATTTCTTCCTCACTCAACGTCACGCCCAGGAGCTTCAATCGCTCACGTTCTCCAAGAAGTGCTGAGTTGATTGCCCGGAAAGTCTGCTCTGCCGGGACGTTCATAAACGAAGTCAGGTCCCCGGCTGTTTTCGCGATCTGGATTGAAAGGTCTGCCGAAGCATCTTTTGAGACCCCAATACCTTGAAGGATAAACGCGGAGGTCGAGGTCATTTCTTGACCGACCGCCTTTGTTAGGCCCGCCATATTCGCCCATACGTCTAGGAACTCATCTACCTTTTTGGTGGAGGTTCCAAATACTACGTTGAACTTGTTCTGCGTCTCTATGAGTTCAGAACCACGACCGATCATTTCGAGTCCCTGCCGGGCCAACTCCTTTATTGCCCGGCCCGTTGCTTGGATTGCCGAAGCCATAAGATTCCCGACCGCCATATTGAATGACTGACCGAGGCTAAATCCCGCCTTGCCCGTTTTGTCGGATTGTTTCTCGAGAGACTTAACCGCTCCATCGAGAGACTTAATGCCCTTAACGGCCCCTTTTTCATCTAGGACCACTTCGATGTTCAGGGTACGATTTCGGGCCATTTTATTAACTCTTTATTTGGTCCTTTAAGTGGGCACCATTAACTGATATTCTACCCCAAAACACAAAAACTTCTTCTATATCGTCATTTAGGATCCGTTGATACTCCGAATAAGGGGGAGGATTACCGTCTGAATCAAGGGCTGCAAGAACCCTCATTACTGTAACGCTCCCCGAAGCACCCGGCCTACCTGCTCTTTTGAAGAGGGGAATGAGGCGAGCGTTCGCCCTTTCCAACGCTCCATGAAGCTGTGCAAAAAAAAATCCGTAATGACGTAGTACCCGATCCCACTTGCCCGGTCTATGGGCATACTTGATAACTTAGGGGGCTTTACGAGAACAGCATCACAGAATGCTTGGAGTTGATCAACCGTTAGGTCGAGAGAATCGAGTACCGCTTGAGGGTTTTCTATCACTCGGTCAATCTCGGCTCCAATAGCAAGGCAAGCCCGCTCGAGCCGATTAAAGGTTACAGGAGTTTTGAAGGTAAGCTTGAACTTGCCCTGTGCTTCCCGCCTTTTTCTTCGGTTGAAAAACATTTTACGCAGTCCTGTCGGTTTCAATAGTTGATCCTGAATTCCCGCCTGTGGCCTTGAAGCTGATCCGGGTATAGTTTTCACCACCACCAGCAGGACGAAGATTCGATTTTGCGTTTGACACCCTACAACCCTTTTCGCCACCATTGACGAGTTTAACGGCTGCCCCGGCGTTATCCTCGCCTGTAAAGCGAATCCATTGACGTTCTCCCGGGGTAGGCAGATTTGATCCATAAGCAAGAACAGAGCCATCAAGCTCCACCGCGTCCTGATCGTCTCCACCTTCTCCCATCCGAACGCCAATAATGCTCTCAAGGCCGGGTTCAAGGTCCTCCGCTAAGAAGTCCGTGATATCAACCCAATTAGGCCCAACGGACACCGCAGCGTTATCGGCTACGGCATCCGTGAGTCCACGTTCAAGCACTAAAGAACCCGCAGCCAAAGCCGTCAGGACTTTGTAGGCCGTAGTGTGGCCCGCAAAGGTTATCATATCGCCAATAGCGATTGTGCCGGACCCGGTATCAAGGGCAATCGTAACGGCTCCGGCAGCATATCCACCACCATTGTTTACGAGATATCCAGTACCAGTTCCTTTCGTTTGACCGAATGGATAGTCGGGGCAGTATGAAATTCCTGAAATGTGCATTTGGGGTTCCTGTTTTTCGGGAAACTAGGTTATGACTTAGGTTTGATCTGTTTCAATCGTTGAACCTGAATTGCCACCTGTCGATGAGAACTCGATCCTATTGAAACTTTCGCCACCGCCAGAGGGTCGCATATTCGATTTGGCCACGCGGATTCGGCAACCACGCGCACCGCCATTGACCAACGCTACGGAGTTTCCCGCATTGTCCTCGCCTGTAAAGCGAATCCAAGTACGTGTTCCTGCTGCCGGAAGCGTGGCTCCAAGAGCAAGAAAAGCACCGTTTAGTTCCACGCCGTCTTGTTCATCACCGCCTTCTCCCATACGGGTTGCGATAATGTTTTCAAGGCCCGGCTCGAGATCCTCTGCGAGAAAATCGGTAATGGCTTGCCACGTAGGAGAACCACCGGAACCCCAAGTGTAGTTTGTTGCGAAATGAATTGCTGAAATATGCATTGTATTAGGGGTTAGGCTGCTTTGAAGGAATCATTTATCGTGAGGCCGATACGGTCCACGAAGCATTCGTCTTGACCGATCATAACTTTTAGTTGTTTTGACCGGACACGTTGAATATGGAATCGGGTTTGCTCGGAGGCTGCTTTCAGGAACTTTGACCGCATAGTGTCCAAGTTCGAGTAAGACCCACCGTTCCCGTTGGGGTTATGGGGAGCGTCAATAATCCATACTCCGTACTGCATTGTCCCTTCATAGGAGTCCCTGAGTCCGGAGGAAATCTGTTCCATATCCATATCCCGGTCGTAAATAACCAAGACAGGATATTTGATATACTCGCTTGCGGGTTCATCTGATACCTCTGCAAAAAGAGGCACAGACGAATCCCTCACCTTTACGGCAAGTCCGGCAGCTATGAGTTTATCTACGTTGGTCTGCATTATAAAAACCGACTTATGACGGCGTTCATTTTAGGCTCTATCAAAGGGTTGTAAAACGCAAAGGCTTGATCCATAAAATGGATTCCCTTTGTCCCTTTCTTGTGAATCTTCCACCTTACGGCGTAAGCGATACTGTCCTTTTCTTTTCCAAAGGCTCCGAATTTGTCCCGGGCCCACTTTTTCAAGGGAGCAATCGGGACCCATCGGGGGGGAGTATCTTCTTCAACGAAGATGGCGTGAGGAGCGTCTGAGTTTGGACCAACCGTAAGGATTGAGGTAAACAATTCAAGCCGAACCTCCTCCTCTATCGAGTTGATCAGGTCTCCTGTGGCCTTCTTCCCTGCTGCCTCTAACACGTTTATGATATAACGCCTAATATCACCGCCTATCATATTCAATTCGCGCCGGAGAGCATCATACATCTGCTCATATTCCTTCCCGATATCGAAATTGGCGATAATCTTGATCATAACGTGTAAACCGTATCGTTCCCGGGGCTTGTTCCGTAAGGTTGAAGCCCGGTCGAGGTATGCAGGGTAGACAGTAGGATATGCCCCTCTTTCAATATCTGATTCCGGTACCCAATGGATTCCCGGTAGCTCATAATATCAAGGGTATTTTCCACCATCCCGGATGAGCGGACGAATCCGCCTTTCCGGGTAACTCTGAGGTTGAGGCGGTTGAATGAATAGTACAACGCTATCCTCGCAACCACCGACTTCAAAGTTTGGTAGAACGCGCTCGAGGCACCAAGCGCAATTATCTCATCGTACCGGGTTGTTCCAAGAATCCGCTTAGACTCAATGATGGCCAACTCGTAACCGTGAACAAGAATAGCATTCCCTAGATCGTCAAGGGGTTGCTGATTCTCGTAGAGGACGTTTTCCTCTGCTACAAATTTGCCGTCAATGATCTTGGACATTGGGTATTACTCGGCTTGATCTAGGAATTCCTGGAGGTTCTTTTTGGTAACAGCCCCACCTTTCCCGGTTCCGACAACATCATCGAGACTTACGTCATTCTCGAGAGCGAACTTTTCGACGGCAGACAGTTTTTTTGTCTCATCGTACAGTTCCATCGTCTTGGAATCGAAATCGGTTTCGTTTATGACTGCAAAACCATCATCATTGACGACTTTTACAGTAGGTAGCTTTGCCATAATTCAGGGCCTCGTTTTTTTACTTGAACAAAAAAGGTGGTGGTCGCTCAAGTAACGATAACGCGGGTTGGCATCACCTCACTAGGAGGCAAGATGATGAGCTACCCAACTTTAACCCGCGACTCTGACAGCGAGGGCAGCGCGAACGAGTTTGACGCCATAAAGGATATCAAAGCTCCATCGGGTCCGCTTGTGCTCCCGAGATACTTCCAATCGAAGCGTAAGGCCCGACTTAGCATCTGAGATTGTACGGATGATGTTTCCAAGACCATTACCCTCTGCCTCAAGCGAACGGGTCGCAAGGGCAAAAGCATCACGGTGGAACGCCATATTTACAACGTGAGAAGCCTTGAACGTGATAACCGCATCATTGTCAGGGGCAACGACCAATCCGGGAAGGAATTCCAATCCTGCCAAGGCGTTAGCAGCAGCCGTAGCAGCAGCCGTGACCACGTAGGTTTGGGAATCTCCGGCGATAGTAAAAATATCACCAACAACGACCGTTCCGGTCAACGTGGTTTTATCAATATTCATCGTGGTAGCGCCAACGGCAGGTGTACCGTTAACAAGAGGACTCGCCAATAGCGTTCCTGCTGTATGCGTTGGTACCTGCTGATCAACGAACCAGTCGAAGCCGACTTTGCGACCAATGACACCTTCTTTGATGATTCCTGAATCAGCAGAGAAGCCAGAGTCAGCGAAATCAGAAAGGTCAATAGCGTTTGCTTCTGCATCCGGATCAAGAACCATTCGAAGGTCTCCCAACGGTGAGTTCTGATTCAACAGGGTCTTACGAGCCTGAGTCGCTACTGCGCGGGTGGATGCGAATGGGGTTGTTGCTGCCGTCCCTACATACCCGTAAATACCTTTGTATTCAGCGAATATATCAGAGTTCACCTGATTTGCTAGGGATTTCACGGCTGCGGAGGCTTGCATTGGGATTGTCCCTTTCATAGCCTCTTTCTGCTCTTTATCCGTGAGATAAAAAGCTGCTTCGTACCATTTGTTCAATTGGATCTGAACTTTGGTCGGAGCCACTCCTTCCGTAGCAGGTGGCGTTGCGCCCGCTGTTACGGCTGCTGCTGCAATAGCAGATGGAATGTTTACGTCGATGGTGTCCCCGATTTCCGCAGCCTCAGAAGAGTAATTACGGTTTACTAGGAACGGCAAAATTGTCTGACTACGCAATGCCAAAAGGCCCTGTGCGAGAATCTGAGGAACAACTTGCGTTAGATCGTTGGCTGCCATTTGATTCGGTTGGTTTTACCGGATCTCAGGCCCACTTAGACAACTGTGATCTCCCCTGATGCGATCTTCTCAACATCTACGTCACCCTGCGCCATTGATTGACTAGAAACTGTTTTTTGTCCCGATCTGCCAGTAGCACCAAACTTGGTACCCTCCGGTTTACGATCCTCAAAGTAGTCTCCTGATTCATCAGACTTGCGGAGCTTCACGAATAGCTTATCAGGACCCGCATAGTTCGCGCCGTCATAGACGGGGTTTCCTAGCTCATCCTTAAAGTAAAAATCGTCCCGCTCCTCATCGAAGGTGAACATCGTAGCAACCGATTGGATAAACTCAGGGTGTTGCCCTTTAAATATCGTCCTCAGTCTCGACTCCTTGACTCCGGCCTCCGGTGCTGCTTTGTGAATTCGATTCATCAGCCTATCACTTCGTCCGGAGACTACCTGATCAGTTAACGTATCGACTTTTGCTTGGAGGGGAGTAACAAGTTCGCCTATGACCTGTTGCTTGATTCTGTTGAGTAACTCGGGATCGTCTTTTGAGACAGGTAAATTCTTGTCATCAAGCGATATCCCCCGGGCAGTCGCAATCGAGCGGAAATGCTCATCGTCAGATCCAAGTGCAGCGATTTTTCCTTTGTACTCGGTTTCTGTGGCTTTCTTCTGCGAGTTTTTAGCGTTTTCAATCGCTGTGTTAAAACTTGCTTGAGGAGTTACCACCAAACCCTGCTCAAAGGTCACGTTTGCATCTTCGTGATCTACTTCGTGAGTCTGATCTCCAATCTTGATTGTGATTTTCATACCTGAGGTTGTTGTCTAGGGGCTTTCAGTAACGCCCACACCGTTCGTTTTTTGGGTAGTATACCCTCGTTTTTTTGCCTTTGAACGTAAAAGGCTCTCCAAGAGGTCAGGAGCGGGTTGAATCTCCGCGCCGGGGCAATGTTTCCACTACCCCGGCTTAGAGAAAATCGCCAATGAGCGACCACCGGATTGAACGTATGGACAAAATCAGTCTTTATCAAGTGGGTCTATTAAAAAAAGGGGAACCGCGAATAAACGAGGCTCCCCTTGAATCTGTATTTCCTTTTGGCTCTGTAAGTTAACAGAGCATAGGCAGTCGTACCGCTTCAGCTGTGTTAAAACTGTCCTTATGCTGCGTTAAGAGGTCAGGATCTTGATGTTTTTCACCTCCACTTCGAGGTTCCAAATATCTTTGTTCGTAGTGGTTGACGGGGGTTCGGAATGCCGGGCCTTCGAATGGAGTATCGGCGCAGATTTCAAGATTCATCAGTAATCCGGAGTCCTGTAATTGAACAGCCGTTGCCGGAGCAAGGAATTCAATAGCAGGGGCCGGGGTCATATCTCCGACCGTGAAAGCGATTTGCCCTCGGTCGGTTGCTTCTGATACTTGAATATCTAGCACCCCCATCAAAAGAACGGAAAACATCAGAACGGTAAAAACACGTTTTAACATTTGAGCGTACAATTTTGGTTCATAGCTATTCGGCGACTTGCCTAGGTGTTAAGAGTAGGAAATCCAGAGGAAAGAATCAACCATTAAAATCGACAAAGGCATCGTGGGCTATCTGCGTTGCCTGTTCTACTTGGATCCGAATATTGTCCGTCTTGATCTTGGAGACTGGTTTTGCGTTAGGCCGATTATTGACCGCCTCCATCGCCAATCTCACCTCCTCGGCAGGTGGTACCCGGGGGACTATCAAGTTCCGGCCAATGCTTCCCGCGTGATAGAGGGGAGTTTACGGTATTCCTTGAATTGCAGGATTTCATCCAACAGGAATTCTGCTATCCGGCAGAGCATTTCCTGATCCTTTGACCGAACCGATACACCGATGTGATCACAAATCTGCCACGCCATATGAATACATTCGTGCGCTATCGTCGGGATCGGTGTCTTTTTGGGGAGTAACATAACCATCCACCCCCTCCCGTCCGGATCTGTGAGGTACAGAGCACACCCTTTCGTCATTGTGAAATTTAGGACTATGCCTTTTTCCTTGAGCCATTCTTGCAGTTCATATCGTCCGTGCCAAATATGAACATAACTTGTGACAAGGGGAACTGAAATTCGTATATCGGGAATGTATTCACTATCCATTAAAATCCACATAGGCATCGTGGGCAATCTGCGTTGCTTGCTCGACTTGAATCCGGATATTGTCGGTCTTGATCTTCGAAACAGGTTTTGCGCCGGGTCGCGTATTCACGGCCTCCATAGCTTTTCTCACTTCCTCTGCACCGGGAACGCGGGGTATGACCGGGGTTCGTTTCGGGTCCCCCCAGTTCTCAGGCGGTCGCATTATTCGGGTGACGTAGTCCTGACAGTGCGGGTGGGGCAGCGAGGGAACCGTAGCCGGGTAGTATATACCGGGGCCGAATCCGTGAAGATTCAATTCCTTTAGTCCGTCACAAACATCAGGAGCGTGGCCCATTGTAGCGTGTTGTGCCGATACGTGCCATTGCAACAGGTCTACCATTGGGGATTCGTGAGAAGCGAGAGCATCGGCTTCGTGGTACATCGAGTTCATTTCGTGGATAAGGGTCCGCTTTGCGTTCGTGTACATACCCCGGCCCGGCGTAGCGATATCGTCTTTCGCCCGGCCCGCCCGAGTAATTCCCCGGCGTACTGCCTCGCCACGCGCCCCGAGGTTTCGTAGCGCCTTCTCAACGTGTGGATGCTGAGACACCTGCCTTAGAAGTTGATCGGACGCTTCCCTTGATGGCCTTCCAATATTCTTACGGATATAGTGATTGATCTCTTTTGCTCCGAGATCAGTCCACCCCTCGATAAGTCCACCCTCATTGCCCGAGAAACTGCCCCGGCGTGACTGTGCATACTTCGTCACGTTCGATTTGACGCCCGCTAATCCCGCAAGGGCAATACTCACCCCCGCTTCCGCGATAGCCTCCGTTGCGCCCCTAACGTGTGCGTCCACAGCCGTACTTACTGCCATAGAGGAACCTCTTCTCACTATGACCTGCGTGAGCCTCGAGTATTCAGCTATGATCGCAATAATTCGGAGCGACAGAACCTCGGCTTGCTTTTTCGTGAGCTTCTCCACGTCCGGGAACGCGGTCTCAATCTCAACGAGCATATCGACATACGCCTTCGTGATGGCTCCAACGGCCCCGAGGATTCGGAGGTGAAGGTGTAACCGGGCCTCTTCTACAAGTTTCTCGTATCTCTCTTTCCAAGCCATATTAAACGACTACCCCAAACTCTTCTGCTTGTGCTTTAAACTGTGCTTCTCGCTCAAGTCCGGTCTTGGCGAGTTCGATTAGTGCTTTTTCCCCTTCCTCATCGAGTGGATATCCGTTCTCTCTGAGTGACGTGATTGCGAGCTGTGCTATTGTCTCGGGATCAATAGGTAGATAGCCCCCGGGAACGTGACGGCGAACTAATCGGTCAATACGATCCTCGATATCAACTCCTGAGAAGTCAGTAGACCGTGTTACTCGAGTACCGCCCCATAAATCCGGTTGATCCGGGAAGTAGACCTGTTCAATAGCGTAAAATGCTTGGTTCTCGAACTCATCGGCAAACCGGGTGATCAGGGTTAGGATCGCCTCGACCCCTGAACGCTCTTCTCGGGCAATCTCGGTTGCTGTCTGCTCTTTGGCCTTGTCTCCCATATCAAGGAAAAAAGTCGTGTAGAAATCAGACCGGAATTCCTTGATAACTTCGTGCTTGACTTGAGCGGGTTCCATCGGTGGTGCTGCAAACTTACTGCCCGCCCCGGGAACGAGGTTTGAACCTGCTTTTAGCTGCTTCTTGATCTCGCTCCATAGCTGCTCATCGAACGCCCCGTCCTCACGGTTGATAACGTCTGCAAAGAGCTTGGGGAAACAGGCAATCCAAAGCAGGAATTCGAGCGTATTCTCTTGATTAAACAGCGAGTTTGCTCTCCGGGCCTGAATGTAGCCGAGATTCGCGGGAAGTGATAAATCGACAGTAAAAACGGGTGGTACCGGGATTCCCGATTCTGTTTTCCACGTAAACCCGGCCTGAGAGTATGGCGTGAACGGAGTCACTACTTCCGGGATATCCTTCTTTTCGTTTATTCGCCATACCTGATAGCCGTTTACCTCGTAAATCCTGTAATGCAACTCAGGGTTAGGCTCTTCCATAAAGGAATCAGAAAGGTCTACCATTTCCATCAGCATCACGCCGATCAGAGAACCACTTTCTTTTGAGTAGATTTTACGGGGGATATATTGCGGATCAATTAGCTTTATGGTGGCCTCTCTGATCGTCTGTTTCTTGCCATCCTCAGAGGTCACAGTCTCAGGCCCCTCAACGAGAAACGATAGCGTTGAGTAGCCAATAGCTTTAAGGGTGGCACGTTGGAATAGCGTCCTCCAATTCATTCCCTTACCATCAGCATCTTCCCATAGTTTATGCAGGATTGAATCAGGGGCGCTCGGGTCTCCAAGACCCTCCCCATCATCTTCTTTTGAGTAGGTACGGGCTTCGTCTTTCTGATTCGCCCACGTCATTCCCGCCAATGAAGTTATCGCCCGGGCGAGGTGAGGAGAAAACTGTGCTAATCTTACCCGTTCGGCATATGCGTCTGTTGATTCCCCTTGAGACCGGGCTATCAGGTACTTTTCGATTTTATCATCGTCAAGAACGAGGCCCTCAATATGATCGTATACGTATTCGTACTTGTGCGCGTTTTTCTTGTGCTCCGGGGAGCGATACTTGAGCCAGTTCTTATCACCGGACCCTTTCGACATAAGACCAAGAAGAGACCCAACGGCTGCCTCATCCCGAGCATTTCCCCGGGACGTTCCTAGATTGGGGTTCGACGTTGATTGAGGGTTTTTTGGCATCGGTGTGACCTGCTAGTATGTGACGGTTTCGCCGTCTGATTCAAAAGTGGTTCGTCGTAAGTGTTTCCAAGACCAATACGCAGCATCCATAAGATCGTACGGCTTGAGCACTAGGAATCGGCGGGCAGCCCGTTCCAGTAGTTCGTGAGTACCTCGAACGTGGAATATACGACCGTGTTCATAGTCAACAAGCATCTTTCCGGATCTGTGGCCTTTCGAGCCGTCTCCACCGCCTTTCGCGTACTTGTAAGCGGGTCTCCGTGAGCCTTTAGGTATTAGGTCGTTCTTGACTAGGTGATCCCACGCACGTTTGTAGACCGACTTCCAAGCAAGACCGCCCTGATCCGTCTCCACCCCGAAAGATTGGGCCCCAATTTCAACGGCCTTTATTAAGCCTCGCCTGAATGCCTCTTCCGGGCTTGCTATCTGTTCCCACGACCAAAGGCGGTAAATATCTCCCTTTTCGTCGATTCCGTCAGCTTGGATTCCCATTGAATCCGACTTCTTTGTTTCGGAAATAGATGGATCGATCCAAACGGTAGTCCTGACGAGCGATTTCATAAGAGCCTCGGACCAGTCCACTAACTGGAACTCAACGTGCCCATACATACCGCCCGTAATATTGTGGATATCGTGCTGCGCTTCCCGAAGGAACGTGGTATAACCCCACGTATCAATAGCGTTTTGGCAATGGGTAATTCCCTGCCCCTTCCAAGTCGGGGTTCCTCGAGTCACGAAGTACCGGAGTTTACCGTTCTCATCGAGCTCTTGAGCGAACTCAGCATCAAGCAGGGCCGGGACCGGGCCGATCTCCTTCCTGTACCCCATCATATCCGACTTGCGGGTGATGATCTGATCCATAACCGAATCGGCGTGGATCGGGTTCTGAATAAACATAACGTGGGCTTGCTCCGATCCCATCGGCAGAATATCGGAGGTCAACATATCGAGCTTGCGAAGTACCGTTGCTGCCGACTGAGTCCGTGTGTCCACATCATCAATAATAATCAAGTCGGGTCTTAAATCATCATCTTTAAAACCACGTTTCCCGCCATCTAGACCAAATGCAACGAAGTAGGCCCCGCCGTCAGTAGCTACTCGAGACTGCGACCAAGAGCCTTTAGTGTGTTCATAGAGTCGGGGCTTCGCGTGGAGGGGAAAGAACTCTTTTACGTTGTCAGACTCGAGCTTGCGCTTTATTGAACTTAGATGGTCGTTTGCCTGAGAGGTGGTGCCACAAACGTAAGCGACAACCTTCTTCTTACCTGTTACCGTCAGAGCGACAGCAGCAGCCTCGGCAGTCGTTGACTTACCTCCCCCTCGAGCCAATGCAAAAAGGATGTTCTGCATTGGGTCCTGTTCCGGGGTACCAATCTTCCACGCCCACTCCCAAAACTCGGCGTGGTGGTCAGCGAAGCCGTGATAGACCGTCTTAGGAAACATTTCATTTAGCCAAGCCTCCCAATCATCAGGGAGCGACTCTTCTCGGGTCTCTTGTTTAAGCCCGTCCGCTAATGTTTCCCAAAACCGTTTTCTCAATGGCATCGAGGATTTTTGTAAGAACCCGTCTATCACGTACAAACTCTCTGAGAATGGCTATAAACCTGTTAATGAGGAACATCATTTCTTCAACTGAAACGACTTTTTCTGCAATCGAATTCGTCTTGTTTTGCGCTTCTATGAGCGTCTTTTTATGTGCTTGCAGCTTCGTGATCTGCTCATACTTCACGGCCTTGACTGCGCCAAGCCGGATGATGTTCATAATCTTCTTCATTGCCACGCCTTTGGATATCGTCCCGGCCTCCCCTTGTTTCCGGAGATTATCCATACGGAGCCACAACTCCGGCAGGGTGCTTTCATCTTCATCCGTTGAAAACACCTCGACTATTTGCATATCAACGATGGCAATATCGTCAAGCAATGATAACGGTGCTTCGCTCGAGAGAGCGTCAAGGTAACGTTGGAGCGAAGATCCCTTGAGGTACTTAGAGTATTTACCGTGTTTGTAGTTCGCTGATGCTACGCCTCTAGGTGTGGCCCCGCCGTGAAATCGACAACGACCATTCGCAAGCCCGGGATTCTTACAGGGCTTGCCTGATCCTTTCGTTTTCGCTCCACAGAACTCCGTGTCAGAGACAGGAATAGGGGCCGTTTTCGACTTGTCCATAGGGTTGCTATCGTTCTAAGGGGTTTTTTCGCCTGATTCTTTCTCAAAGTCTTTTCGGAGCCGGATCATTCGGGCGGTCTCCCAAGCTTGGCGGTACTCTGTTTCCTCGAATAGTTTAGAGAATCCGGTAACGTGCTTGAGTTTGAGGATCTCTTCTGCCGACATACCTAGATTCTCGCATACCTCAGAATCCGTCATTCCGTTCTCGAGCATTTGGAAAACCATATTCCCCATTCCTGTTACGGAGTGTTCTCCCCGGGCACGGTTGTGTCTGACTGTTGCTGCCATCCGCTCGTTGATATCCTTCTTTAGTACCACGATTGGCAATCTGCCGTTGTTGCGCTCGAGGATATCCTTTTGGGTCTTTGCCACGAAGTACCTATGAAACCCGTCGATGATTACGTATTTCTTTTTTTCCTCGTCATAAATCGTCACAATCGGTTGCGTGTAGCCATCTGCCTTGATGGACTTGTACAGCAGGCTCATTTCTTTTCGGGCTACTGCGTTGGGGTTGTAGTCGTTAGGCTCAACCTTTTCTATTGGGACCCAACGCACCAAGTCGATGGGTTGCTGAATAGGGGATAAAGAGTGCAGGAGTTCCCTTAGTTCGTTGAGGAGTTCAGCCTGACTATGTGAGCTTCGTACGTAGTCGGTTATGGCCTTTTTGATATCGCTCATATGCTTGTTGCTTTCGGTATTGGGGTTACAGGTATCGAAATGTTGATCTGCGGACCACCAAAATAGGGTCGGTTTATTATTTTGTGCGCGTTTTTAGCAATTAACGAGCGTAATCCGTTGGCGGTGTCGGTTGCGAATTGATCCCACTCCGCGATAGTTGATTCCCTGCGTCTGCCCGTATTTTTGTCGAGAAACCAAATTCCGGAGCCGATGTAGCCCCGCATTTGCCGTCGAATAGCCTTTAGGTTTTCCCGCTCTATCCTGTATGGGTCCAGTTTGCTCATTTCTTTTTTGATTTCTTGTTTAGCCGGGCCTGTTCCTTCACCTGCAGGGCGGTGACTTTATCGTTTTCGAATGGGTGTTGAACCGGGTCAACCTTTAGGCCCATTGCCATCATTTGCGCCCTGTCTCCTAGTGTTGCCAAAAGCATATACCGCATCATTTTATTCGCTCCCTGTTTATGATTTCAATATCGCTTGGAGGCTTCATCCCTGTCCAGTATTTGTAGCCGTCTAGGTAGAGGTGTGGCTTTATCTCTCCCTTAAAGTCCTCGAGTGTACCGTGATCCCGGGTGTACTGAATCACCGCGTTCCATCTGTCCCGTTTCCAAGAGTTCATCTTGCTACGAACGAGATACCAATGGGGCCACTTTGCCATCGTCTTGGCGAAGTACCAAGTATCGTGTTCGAGCCACTTGGCAACCTCCTCCGGGGTCATTTTATCATCGTCTACTGATAGCTTGCTCATTCTTTCACCTTGTATTCGTGTCCACACTCGGGGCATATAACATCCCGGTAGGTCATATCACCAACCATTTTAAGGGCTAGTTCGCGGGCTTGTCTTTGGATATCCTCCTCGGTCACGGTTTGTCCGGAGAACTGGGGTTCGCTTGTTGGGCTAAACTCCGGCCCGAAGGCTTGCGGAGCCTCAACTCCCCAGTCAATTAGGTCCTCTTTCTCCCATTCGTTTGCTAATTGGTCCCAGTCCCATTCCCCGGGGTGGGTGTTATCCTTGATGATGAACTCCCGGACTTTCTCCGGGCTAAGATCGGAGGACCTGATGAATGGTACCGCCTTCATCTTTAGTTTCAGGACTGCCCGGAGCCTCATGTTCCCACCGAGGACCACGTTGTTTTCATCAATAACGAACGGCCTCAACTCAAGCATTTCAGGGAAACCCCGGACGGACTCGACCAACTCCTTGAACTTTGATTCCGTTATGGTTCGCGGGTTATTGGGGTTCGGCGTAAGGTCCTTTGGGTTAATTTTTTCGAGTGGCATAGGTCTATTTTATCCTGTTCATTATCCGCACAAAATGCGGGTTACAGTTGTGTTCCCTAGTGAGACTCTCGGACAGCATTTCCTCTGTCCCATCTAGGTTGTGGATGAAAACTAGGGGTAGACTTTCGATTGGGTTTTCTGATCCCTGCTCCTGTTGGTACTCGGTCTCGATCTGTGTGCTTGGGTGAGCCAGTAGCCTTGAAAGTACGCCCGGGAAATCCTGGGGTTTATAATCAGGCATCGCGAAGATGGCCTCGTTTGCTATCTCGAGACGAATATCTTTATCAATAATCTTGGGGGAAACCGTTATCCAGTTTGGCCATACCGCCTCCTTGTTCTCGGGAAGATACCGCTCGGACATTGAAATGCTTCCGTTGGTTTCAAGCAGTACATAGAACCCGGCTGTACGGAGCGTTTCAACTAGGTTCGGGTCAATCTCGCTCAGGGGTTCTCCTCCTGTTAAAACGACAAACTTAATATGCTTCCCGGCCTCTTCTTTGACTTGGGCTAATATCGTTGAGGCGGTCAAGAACCTTGATCCCTGCTTCGTGAAGTCGGCGTTGCACCAAAGCGGACATAATGCCCCTGTTTTCTCTGCGTATCGTGTTCGGTCGCGGTCTGCTCCGTTCCACATATTGCAGCCGATAAAGGAGATGATAACGGCCTTTCTTCCCGAGTGATACCCGGTGCCATAAACCCCGGACTTGATAGATTTTACTCGGTAGGACATTACCGAGTTGGGGTTATTACTGCTCATAATGGGTAGCTAGTTTTAATGTTGGTTTTTTAACTTACGGTAAACGGAAAAGGAAACCAACCCTTGCATATGCCGTATACCGGAACTATATTATCAGAGGAACAGGGTAATTGTTGCGGAGTTACCCTTTCCTTGAAACCTCCATCGGTTTTCTTTAGTCCTGTCTCGGTCGGCCCGCAACGCCACCGGGACGGGACTTTCTTTTTGCGACAATGATTATAAGAGTCAGAAAGCGGGTTGCGAACTACGTTGTGGTCGATCAAGAAACGGCCCGGCTAAAAAGCATATCATTTAAGGCCCGGGGGTTGTGGCTCCTCATAATGAGTTTCCCCGACAACTGGGAATCCAACCCCGAACACCTCGCTAAACAGTCTGGAAAAGACGGACTCACCGCCGTTCGATCTGCACTAAAAGAACTTCAATCAGTCGGCCTTGCCCGGCTCATAAAACAGAAGGATCCAAGCGGGCAGTTTACAGGATCTCATTGGGACGTTTACGAAACACCGGACCTAAACACCGGGATGCAGGAAACCTCCATCCCGGTCCGAGATGCAGGTTTCCCGGAAGTCGGGAAACCCGAGAGTCGGGAAACCCTCGCTATAAGAAGTAACAACTCAGAAGAAAGAATTATCTCTCTAAGAGAGCCGACCCATTCGGGTTCATTGAAGGAGGACAGGAAAGTACACCCTGCATTATCAATCTATGTTGACGTTTGCGGATTCGATCCCCCTCTTTATTTCTCGGACCTGATTATTCAGAAGGTCGGAATAGCCCCCAAAGGTTTAGAGCATTGGCGGGCAGTCTGTGAGACTTGGGTTGCCACGCCCGGTTGGAACGAGCGTCAGGTTAAGAAGATGATCGACGATCTTGATAACCAACGAGAAGAGAAGCCCAAGCGGACGTTCAGCAAGGACTCAGGTTCAGATCGTAAGCGAGGCAAACTTGGTACCGCCTCAAATCCCGGAAGGCCCGGGGGCTACATTCAAGGCACAGGCCCACTTCCATTTATAAAAAAATGATTTCGACCCACGACTTAAAAATCGACCTTGAACACTACCGGGCAGTTGAGGCTCGATTAAAACCTTTTGAGTTTCGGATTATGGATCGGGACTACAAGGTCGGGGATCGGATTTGCCTCCGCGCATATGACCGGGGACTATCAGAATATATTCAGGGACTCGGCATCATCTACGGCGAGATCACCTACATACTCGATCTCGATACCGTCACGTTCGCCAAGTTTCCTCCGGGGTTCGGAATACTCGGAATTTATTACGCGCCACTAACGAAGCCTCAAGGGGGAAATCCGATCAGTAGCTTAATTACAGAAGATCCGGATGAGTTCCTTAAAAAGATGACAGGCAAAACGCTCAAGGAGTTCGATCAAGGAGCAAGTAAACAATTGAGGTCCCAACTTCTCAGGGAGGATATCAACTCTCGTATATTTTACTCCCGCTCAGAAATGACTTCCCTTATTGCTAATTATAACATCCCGGGAAATGCTTTTTTCAGAAAGGCCGTTCCATTTGAAATGGTGGACCCAAGAAATTACACCGAGGGAGAAAAACTGATGCTATCAAAAGGCAGCAAGACACCTGTATTTGTTAACAGGTACAAAATTACAGAGTCTTGGATCAGGGGGTATCTACTAAAATAAAAAAACCCGGGTGAGGAGACCGACCAACTCACCCGGATTCGAGAGACACGAGAACCTTTCGATTAACGATATCAAAAACTAACAACTAAAGATCGCCGAGTCAATACGGAAAAAACTACCATAACCTTCCGCTTTACGGAACCTTACGTATACCGTACCGTCTAATCTATAAACAGGCCCCTATCAATAAAGAGACACCAAAATGAGCAAGTTCAGCACCACCGTAAACTGCTTGGGACAGGAAATAACCGTCGAGTCAGCCACCTTCCTTGAACACTTCAAGGCCCTAGCCGGGATCTCGGACCTGAATCGTGATTACCGCTACTTCCACAAACGAACGGATGCCCTAATTAAGGACCGTTGGAGTTTGGCCCCGGTCAATAATCGGCCCGCGAAAGCCCCTTCACCAAATATCTATTTGTCTCACTCGGTCATAACGGAGAAAGGTAAAAAAGGGGAGTATTTCAAACTGAGGGAGTTTCACACGCAATGCAATCAAACGCTCGGGCAGCTTAACGAGGAAAATCCAATAATCGGACTGTTTCCAAAGGCTGACGATGGTTTTTATAATCCAGAGGAGCAAACAGCGTGAGCCGACCCAACCTTGAAGAACACCGCATTCAAAAGTCTTTTTTGGAGTGGTGCCACTACCAACGGCACAGCTTTCCAACGCTTGATCTTTTATATGCGATTCCAAACGGAGGGAATCGATCCAAAAGCGAGGCCGGGAGGTTCAAGGCCGAGGGAGTCAAGGCCGGAATGCCGGACCTGTGCCTGCCCGTACCGTCAGGTAGTTACTCGGCCCTATACGTAGAGGTGAAAACCAATAAGGGTCGGCTCCGCGATTCTCAGAAGGACAGGATCGACCTTTTGCGCCAAGCAGGGAATGCCGTAGTGGTGTGCCGGGACCTAGATTCTTTTATCGCCGTGATTCTTGCTTATTTCAAACTTAACTACCTGCGTGACGAACAACTCTTTAACGTTCCAATAGAGGAAATGTGATAATGTTCAAAACCGTATACCCAACGACTGCTCACCTGATTAAACAAGCTAGGGGCCGTGTTCACGATAAATCACTTGCTGAACGGCCGCAACCCGAGTTTTTCATTATTGACGATATCGACGAATCTTGGACACCTACCCCGGCTGACCGGGCGAAGATGTTTCACTCTAAAAATCCGGAGGTTATGAAAAGGATCGTGGGGTTATGCCGGAAGTTCAGGAAAGACGGTAACGAGGGACAGTGGGGGATCAAGGGGGCCTTCGAGCAACTGCGATATATGGCCTCTGAAAACGGGCGGTATGATGATTTTAAACTCAACAACTCATACACGGCTTGGTACTCCCGGGAGATAATGAGGCTAAATCCGGATCTTGGGGAAATTTTCAAAACGAGAGAACAGCGATGAATGAACTACGGGAAAGGATTGAGAAGTTAACACGATACGTGCCTGACTATGAGGCCCGTGTAGGGTGGATTGAATCACTAATGGTCGTGGACGAGGATGAGGATAGTGACTACATAAAGTTATCAGACGTTCTCGACTCCCTTCATAGTGTGGAGGGGGAGAAGATACCGAAGCCCGTTGTTGGCTATTGGGCAACGTGTGAGGGTTGTGGTTCGGCTGTTGCAGGAATGAGCGCGTCACACTTGACAGGTATTGAGGTATCTGAAAATATAGCCGAATGGGCTAGCGACGGGTATTTAGTCCATTGTTCAAGAGATCAGGATTGGTCGGTCACTATGGGCACTTGTTCTTGCCCCACAACCAAACAGGAGGGAGAGGGATGAAAGCATACGCTTGGACACCCGCACCCGATAGGTACGCCGACTATTCAACATTGATCTTCGCCAACAACAGGCAGGAAGCAAAGGTTTTAGGGTTTAATACAGATCCTAACCGTGGATGTGGCGACTTTATAGATTGCCGTATTCGCTTACTTCAGGAAACCCCTGATATTATGAATCAGGCTTTTTCAGAAGAACCACATTGCGTGGACAATCCACTTGCTTGTCAAGGGTGTGGACAATGGCAGCCAAACGGATGCACTTGCGGAACGATCTAATTTTAACCACCCCTAGTACGGGAAGAGAGGACTACGATGAAAAACACCGAACTAATTGAAAAATACAATGAGGGCGAACGGTCTTTTAGACTAGCCGACCTGTCTGGAGCCAGCCTGTCTGGAGCCAACCTGTCTGGAGCCAACCTGAGGGGAGCCAACCTGTCTAGAGCCAACCTGTCTAGAGCCAACCTGTATGGAGCCGACCTGTATGGAGCCGACCTGTCTGGAGCCGACCTGAGGGGAGCCAACCTGTCTAGAGCCAACCTGTATGGAGCCGACCTGTATGGAGCCGACCTGTCTGGAGCCGACCTGTCTGGAGCCAACCTGTATGGAGCC